AGCTTTGTTGAGTCTGCAATAACAAGTGGTGTTTGTGACTGCCATGCATAAGCTGGGTTAATATTTCCATTGCTTTGGAATATTCCCCATGTTGTGCTTGCAAGGTCTAGCCAATATGTGCCGTTTTTAGTTGGTCCAGTTGGTGCTGTTGTGCTAGGAATAAGTTGATCGAGATCTACATTGGCACGTATTACATAGGCGTTGTTGGCAACACCGAGATATGTATAAAGTGTAAATAATCCCAGTTCATTTAATTCATTATTATATTGAACGCTACCAGCTGAGCTGTAAAATGTTGGATTTCCGAAAGTTTGCAATGCATCACGTTGGCTGGTAATAAGATAAAGATTACCAGCATTAGCGGCTAGTGTTCCTGGAGCAATTGTTGTAGTGCTACCGGGAGCAAGCTTGTTGGAAGCGGTTGCTATAACGATCAGCGGGACCGTTCCTGGACCAGATGCGGCATACGCGCTCTCGTCAACAATGCTTACCTTTACGCCCGGAGAAACTAGTGTACCTGACATGATTTACCTCGACATGAATATGTTTTGTTGTAAATCTATTTATCAATAACCTTGTAAAACTTGCTAGATTTTGCAACGGATATGTTGATTAACCAATTCGCTATCATACAAACTACACAGATGACACAAAAAATTGTAGGCATTTTAGGTTTTATTGGCAGTGGTAAAAATACCGTCGGCAATCATTTGGTAAATTCTCACGGATTTCAATCTGCTAGTTTTGCAGAAAGTCTAAAAGACGCCATTTCGGCAATATTTGGGTGGCCGAGAGACATGATAGAAGGATCTACCAGTCAAAGCAGAATATGGCGAGAAGAACCAGACATATATTGGTCAAAAAAAATGGGACGCACGGTTACACCCAGGTGGGTGTTACAACACTTGGGCACCAATGTGTTACGTGATCGGTTTTTTGACGATATATGGATTGCAAGTCTTGAACATAAAATAAAACAAACTTCTCGGAATGTTGTTATTACAGATGTGAGATTTCCAAACGAGATTAAAATGATTCGAGAAAATAACGGTATGTTGATATGGGTAAAACGCGGCGAGCTTCCAACTTGGTACAACTGTGCTCTGCATACGCCCGATTCTATGCCAGGTATCTATCCTACTGTACATTCGAGTGAATACATGTGGGTAAGTCAAGGTCCATTTAGTTGCATTGATAACAATGAAACTATTACGCAATTACATCAACAAGTGGATGCATTATTTTGAAACCAATTTGCTTTAGTGGAGGTGCCAAGGGTGCCGATCATGCCTGGGGCCTAATGGCAGTAAACGCCGGTCACGAATTGATACATTTTACGTTTCAAGGGTATCGACCAGTTGACGACACACATAGTAAAAAGCTTACAACAGCAGAACTTAACGAAGCCAATCTATATGTCGAAACTGCGGCCAAAAGCATGCGTCGGCGGTGGCCCAGTCAAAATCCTGTTGTAAACAATTTGTTACGTAGAAATCACTTTCAAGTCAGATACAGCGAGCGTGTGTATGCAGTAGCTAACCTTTTACCAGACGACAAAGGAGCCCTTAAAATATCAGGAGGGACTTGTTGGGCTGCACAAATGTTCGTTGATAGGTGGTATGCTGATAGAACTCTTAAAGAGTGCGAATTGTATTTTTATGATATGATATCTAACAAATGGATGCAATGGTGGGAAACATGGCAGATAATTGATAAACCGCCTGTTCCCCACGGCAGATACGCCGGCATTGGTAGCCGAGACATAACCGACGAAGGGATTAAAGCTATTTTTTCAGTTTATGGATGAAGTGGAAATCCCGAAAATAGATTACAAAAGTTTGGATCGTTACGGTCGCCTAAGAACCAAGCACATGTAAGTTCTTCTCGAGTAAGCAACACCATGCCATTATCAAGTGTTTTTACACGAGTAATTCGAGGATCACGTTCTAACAAGGTTGCCATTTCTGAATCAGCTGCAAATGGATAGCTCGGATCAACTACCGATCCGCATAGTACATTGGGCAGACCCGTTAGTTTCATAACAATATCTCCGATGATTCCATCCCCTACACGTAATACCAACGTGGTGTTGAACCAACTGGCACCTGACGTCATGCCTGCGTCAATGTATTCATTAACCAACGGATGGCTAGCGTATCTTCCCATCATTTGGACACCAGCATGGTGTACTTGGGCCATCGCTTTTCCTGGATTCATGCTGATCAAGTCCCGAACCAGCACGTATACTGCTAACTCTGTCATAATTGTTCCTCGGCGTTGTGAGCTAATTTTTGCGAAAATAACACAAAAATTGTATAAGGTCAACCAATAACAATAAGCGGTGGGCTGCTTTCGTCTATATACAAATCAAGTTCTCGCTCCAAAGCTTCGCGCTCTGCTATAGCTTCTTGCTTGATTTCAGCACCTTTTAAGGTTGTGCCGCCGCCCGGTCCGACTATGGTATTAAACTTGCTATAGGCCTCGCCAAGTTGTGTTTTACACCAAGTTAAGGCGTATGATCTTATCCAAGGTCTAATAAACGGATCTTGAAGTAGTTCGTCGTCAACACGTATACGTTGACACCAAAGAACAACTGTTTCTCCTCCAGTTGGTTTGCGAACAAGCTGTAGAACTTTTGTCACTGGATTAAAGGTATAGTTAATATAAGCACCGAACATGCGTCCGGCCTGCTTTAGATATTCGTTAAACAACTCATACGTTAACAATCCTGCAGAATAACCGCCGCCAGCGCCGGCTTGTAATAGATATAAATTTGTATAGGCAAGCGAGAATGGATCCAAGTATGTGCCACCTTGTGTTTCACCTAAGCCTCTGCGATAAATTCCGCGCACCTGAACGATTTCGTCTGGAAGTGTATACTGATTTGTTTCGTATAAAATATGAAGGAAATAGTAGGATTCTTCAGAACTATTGCCTGCACGTTGTCGGTATCGATCAAATGCAAGGGTCATTGCGTTTTCATAATGAACAGGATCAAGCTCGATATCAACCATTCCGCCACCCATCATAAGTCGCATTTGATCGATAATTTGTTGTCTTAACGGTGTTGCCATGTGTGTCTTCCTATATTAACTATTTATGGGTTGCGTCTACCTTAACACTAAATAAAAGCAAACAGAACAAGGTTATTCACATGCCACCATTAAGTCTTTGGAAAGGTCAAGCAGTTAGGACCAATGACTTTAAATTTTTTGATAGAGTTATTGCCGAAATGTACAGTGTTGGTGGTACTGAGTTTTATATTCATAAAACAATAGGTGTTTATCAACAAGATCCTGGAACAAATGATACACTGCCTCTTGACATCAGTACTTCGGGTGCACCAGATCCAACCACCACCATACAAGACGTATTAAACATGGAGAATAGGGACCGCAAGTACGACCCTAACGTCTACAGCATGAAAGGTCATTACCAAGTAGGTGATCTCGAATTTGACCTAAGGCAGTTTGGGCTTTTTCTCAGTAACGACACTATATTCATTACATTCCATCTTAACAAAATGCTAGATATGATTGGTCGTAAACTGATGAGCGGCGACGTCATAGAGATTTTGCATCAGCGAGACGATTCTGTGTTGGGGTCGGATGCTGCTATCAATCGGTATTACGTGGTAGAAGATGGTACTAAACCAGCAGAAGGTTACAGTCCAACTTGGTGGCCGCATTTGTGGCGTGTAAAATGCAATCCTATAACCGACAGTTCGGAATTTAGAGATATTATGCAATCGCCGTTGTTGGATGCTAGTGGAGATCCTGTACCTGCTCTTGATGGTAATGGAGGTATAGCAACTGTCGGGGATGCTCTAAGTACAAGAAATGCCGAAAATCAAATCAGCGATGCAATTGCAGCAGCAGCCCAAGCAGAAGTTCCGTTCTATTATTTCCAAACTCAACAATTTTACATCATGCCAGGACAAAATCCAAATCTAGTTGGAAGCAGAATAATTGGTGACAACGACATATGGACAGGCGATGGTATACCCCCTAACGGCAGCAAACCAGTTAACTGCGGAACTACTTGGCCAGACGCTCCGTTAAACGGCGATTATTTTTTACGTACAGATTGGGCGCCTGCACAACTGTTTCAGTATGATAAGAGTATCTGGTATAGAGTGCAAACTGATTTCCGTAATCAATGGTTACCTGCCAGTCAAGGACTTGTAAGCTTTATAAATAACAAAACAATAACAACCCTACAAAATGGTGTACAAGTACCAGAACAACAAAATCTTCGTACTGCACTAAAACCAAGACTAGACCCCGATATAGTATAAGGATGGATCGACATGAGCTTCGAGTTTAATTTTACGCCAGAACATCTGGCAGCGTGCATGCCAAACCCTAAAATTGGTGAGTGGTATCAACCAATTTGCGATGTTTTACCTGATTACCAAGTGACATCTGTGCTTCGTGTTGCAGCATGGTTAGCCCAGATGGGACATGAGAGTGGAGACCTTCGAGAAATTGAAGAAAACTTAAACTACAGTGCTAAAGGATTGCGCGGCGTGTTTCCTCACTATTTTCCAACAGATGAGATGGCGCTTGAATACCAACGTAAACCAGAAAAAATTGCCAGCCGTGTTTATGGTGGCAGAATGGGAAATGGACCAGAAGAAACCCAAGAAGGTTGGAAGTATCATGGCCGAGGACTAGTACAAATTACTGGTAAAGAGAACTATTTCCATTGCTCAAATGCACTGTATGGTGATGCAAGATTGATTGAGAACCCAGAATTGCTTTGCGAGCAAGATGGTGCTATACGCAGCGCATGCTGGTACTGGAATAGTAGAAATTTAAATGAATTTGCCGATAATCAAGACATGATGACCATTACAAAGCGTATTAACGGTGGCACCATCGGACTTGAAAATCGCATGGAAAGATATCATAGAGCGCTGCAAGTTCTAGGCGCATAACATCTGTAGAATTAATAAGCCAATATTGCAATAAATATACACAAGAAAGGTATATTTTATGCAATATTGGTTTTCTGCACAACTACGACAATATAGACTTCAGTTCGTCAGAGCATTCAGCGGGTTTTCTGTCAAGACAGGTCGTGGAGGCCCAAACGACACTGAAGAATTATTAAAAGTTCCTTGTAGATATGGTGATCCTAGCCGTGTTGCTGCTACCATAGTAAGAGGTAACAGTGAGAACAAGGTTCTCACTGTGCCGTTTGTCACGTGTTATATCAGTGCACTATCAATG